TCACATGAAGGACCGGGCGGAACAGTACGACGCTCCCGATGGTGAGCGGTCTATCGAAAAGACTGTCGATATGTTCAATGCGCTGACAGGGCATCGGCTCACTCATGAAGATGGCTGGGTGTTTATGGCATTTCTGAAGATGGTCCGGTCCCGCCAAGGTCAATTCAAGGCGGACAACTACGAGGACGGTGCAGCGTATTTTGCGCTCGCCGGGGAAGCGGCATCCCGTGAGACGTAAGGAGGAACTGGCAAGGTGCATGGATAGGCGACCGGATACAGGGGTCGTGGTTCATGTCCTTGTCGCAGTGGACGGAGAATCCGGGAGGCTCGGAGTCACCGACAAAGTCCAGTATCCTGCTGAACCTCATGAGGTCAGACTGGTCATGCTGGATGACAAGTCGGTGAAACTGGTTCCCTGGTGCGCCTGTGCGAGGGTGAAAAGAAATCTCTCGACAGGACCAGCAAAGAAGCGTAAAAAGAAGAAGAAAAAGAAGAAGTCAGAAGAATGGTCGGACAGAAGTAAACCGTGAGAGCTTGCGAAGTGTGCCGGGTTTTGTATTGGTTCCCGGTGCTGTCGGTTCATCGGATCACCGCTGAATGGTCTGCGATCCACGGATTCAGCAACAAACCCCCAGTCAACCATCTCGGTCGGCTGGGGGTTTGCCTTTGGTGGTTCTGGTGGTTCAGGCTGTCTTCTTCGGTCTGCCACGCTTCTTCGCTGGAGCGGGAGCCTGCTCTTCCGCGACCGGGACAGGTGCTGGCTGCACTGGAGCAGGAGGTGGCGGCGAGTACTCCGGTGCCGGGGTGAACGCCGAAGGAATCGCTTCCGGTCTGCCAGTGGTGACCAGCGTGGCTCCAGCCATTCCATACACCGGATGCGGCGGAAGTTCTTGGACAGGCTCAGGACGCACAGGAACTGGCGCAGGAGCAGGCTGTGGTGGTGGCGGCGTAACCGGAGGCGCAATGTACTGAGCGGCGTCAGACGCAGCCTTGGCGGCTTGAAGCATGCGATCCTGGTATGCAGCCAGAGAAACCTGCACTGCCGGAATGATATGGTTCCCCATGCTCATGCCGGATACCACTGAGGTCAGCGGGATCTGGTGCTTGGTTCCAACGTACTGCGCCACGGCAGTGATGGTTGCGTTGATGATCGCCATCTCTGGCGTATCTTTTGTGATGTCGATGGTGGTCATGAATCCGGACTACAATTACCTGCGGATCGCGTCAAGGTAAGCCTCCAAGCGACCGTCATCATACTTGCGGTCGAACCTGCGGATCTTCCTCTCAGTGACATCTGATCCACGCCACGGTGGGATGTACTGGTTGGCGATTGCCCGCTCGTCACGTTGATCAAGTTTTACCTCTTCGCTTCGCATGATTGCAAGAATCTTCTTCTTGGCATCTCGCGGAGTCATGCCGCCAGCCTCCAGAAGGCTTGTTGCCGAGGAGAACATCTGCCCGAGTTCACGCATGATTTCGGCGTGGCGGGTCATGGCAAGTTTCGTGTCTGCAATCACATCTTCAGGCTCCACGTCATTGGCATCCCGAAGAGCCGACTGGTAGAGGGATCGGTTCACGATACGCAGGTCAGCCTGGGCCGGCCGCATCTGAGCGAGGTACATCTCGTCGATCTTCTGGGTGCGGATGCTCTGACCAGTGAGCATCGACAGGAGGACTGCATCCATCTTGTACTTGCTGCCATTCTCCTCGATCCCGTATGCAGCCTTGTACATCTTGATGGCATCACGAACGTCACCAGGATACCCGGCAGCATTCATGTAGTACTTGATCCCCTTGGCGATCTTGACGTAGACACTGTCGTCCTTTTCCCAGATTGTCTTGTTCCGGACCCGGTCGAATCCAGAAAGCGCATTGGATGCAGCCTCGACTGCAATCTGCCTGGATGCGAAGTTGCCGATGAAGTCAGACACGATCTGCATCGTAACCTCGACAGCAAGGATGTCGTCAGCGCTGGCTTTGTCGATTGCCTTTTTGGCAGAGATCACAATTTCATTCGACCATCCAAACGGAAGCTGGAACGAAACGTCAGCCCAGTCGATCTCGCCATTTGCGTATGCGCGTCCAGCCAGCACCTTATTCTGCGCCCACTCTGGCAGAAGTTTCCGGAGAGAATCAATCTGCGAACTGTCGAGCGTCACGCCTTCCTTCTCCTCGTCGTCCCCACCACCAACCATCCGCATGACAGCAACTGCGAGGAATTTTGCGACAATAGGGTATCCGATGTGACCAGTCAGTGCAGAGACAAGACGCCTTGCGCCCCTGATTTTTTCTTTTTGATTAACTCCATTCTTCATTTCATCCAGCGCAATCCTGTAGGAGTTCATGGCAGTGCGGATGAGAGAGGATCTTGCCCCATCCATTTTTGCGGAATTGATTCACGCCTTCCAGAACCCGAGAGTCAGATTGGATGGTGTCATTGATGTTGTTCGCGGCCTTGATCTGAAGCTCCTTCGGGAGGTTCTGGAACATGCCGTTCTCTCCGCGCCACTCATTGAACTGAGCCTTGTCCTTGGCGTGGATCTTCGCCTGTTCCTCCATCTCACTGAGCCAGAACGTGATTTTTGTCACCGAGTCCATTGAGGAGTAGTACTCGGTACGATTCCCTGCTGTGGACTTGGCTGTCTGGACCAGGTAGTCCATGGCACCCTGCATGTCATCAGGGCGCATCCACGATGGCAGGAATCGTGCGAGTTTACCTCCAGTGATCGGCCTGCGGGTGAGTTCGTCCTCGTACCCGAGAAGCCTCGCCATGTCGTTCCGTTCGATGTTGTTGTCAGCGACACCGACATTGACTGCCCTGGTGTACAGATCTTGGAACGCCTTGCGGTCGGATTCCTTTTCCGCCCTGCCAGTCACATCGGAAATGGTTCCGATTACACCGGAGACACCACCAAAAACCTTCGACCCAGGACCAGTAAACGAATAAAGCTGGAGCAGGCCAGAAAGAAGATTTTTGTTCCATTTCCAGAATACTGGATCGCCTTCCGTTCCACCCTTCACTCTCGGCACGGTGGCAAGGTGTTCAGCAATTGCTCCGGATGCGATGCCAAAGTTGGAAATCACTCTCGCCATTGTGATTGGATTGGCGAGATTCTGACCAGAGTTCATCCCCCACGAAGGGAATGACGCAAGGTTTCGGACTGCACCACGCATCAAGCCGGATGTCGCATTCCAGAGAGCAGCACCAACCATATATCCAATGGCTTTGAATGCATTGTTGGAAGGTTGATTGCCGGACCTGCGGATCTCCAGCGAGTTGTAGATGTTTCCGTCAATGTAAATATCAGCCAGTGGATTGTCCTCGTATCCTTCGTCTCCCTCGATGATGCGCTTGTAGCCTAGGTACTTGTTTGGGTTGCTGTCGTAGTCCTCCTTCTTTACGGCCCAGCCTTCTTCTAGTCCAAGTTTGGCAATATTTTCACGGAACACTGCATCCGCAATCAGTGATGCCTGTTTCGTGATCGTTTCGGTAACCCTCTGAACTGGTGACTCAGTCTCTCCCCAGAACTTCCGCATGTACGCCGGAATGTTGTCACGATGCATCAGGATCTCATCGTTCAGCTTCTGCCAGCTATCGGCTACACCCTTGCCGCCGGATCCGCTGACTGGCGCACCGAGGATGAAGTCCAGGTTCTTCTGGAAGTCCGAGTTGAGCGCTTCAATAAAGCTCTGCTTCTGATTGTTCCCGATGGACG